TATCGTCTACAGTTGAATCCAACTAAACGATATTGTAAAAGCTCCTCAATATCTCTAGAAGATGGGTTTATCATTCTTACTATGGGGTTACCCGCTCCTTTTATTTTCCAGTTAACTAACAATAAATTTGGAAAGACTTCAATATCATAAAATACTATATCTTCCTTTTTAGAATCAACTGGAATTGAAACATCATCTGATTTTAGATGCATTTTTTCAACTAATTTAATGCAATAATCAGCTTGATTCGTACTATTTGCAGCGAAAGCATAAATATCATTTTTCATATCAGTAACATCATATTTCATACCACTATCATAGGCATCCTCTAATATCTTATATATGAAATCCATACTAGGTTTTGTCGCCCCATGAAATTCTTTATTAAAGTTTCTTATGATCATTTGTCTAAGACCTTTTTCACTTTGAATAACTGCGTTACTAACCACTTTGCTAGCTCCTTTCGTAGGTAGTCCTGAATTAATAGTAGCTATTGGTAAATCATTACATTTTGAAAGTCTTCTTCTTAATGAACTCTTACCAGTAAATACTTTAATTTCGATATTATCTGCATATATCCTACTTAGTTTGGTTACATCTCCATCATAAATATAATGTAAATGTATACCATTACCACTCTTGGATAATTCTGCATATGTTTTTGGCCACTTACTGGCCTCTTCTAAATTTTTTTCATATGATTTATTACCAGACTCATCTTTTATATCAAAATCGATAACAATGTGATTTTCTGGTATTTTAACATAATGAACTTTACTTGTATCAATATCTTTTAATATTGTTTTAACGTCGTCCCATTTTTTAGTTGGTGTTTCATTAGACGATGCATATTGTGCGGGACAATCAAAACACTCTCTATCAAATATAGAAGGTTGTTCTTTAAAATCTATTTGATATACGTCAGATTTAGACTCTTTCTTTTTCGTCCTTTCTTCAACTTCAAATACTTCAGTCTTAAAATCTTTATAATAACTTCTGACCCTTGATCCATCTTCTAAGCTTAATCTATCTGTGTATTCTCTAAAATAGTTTTTTAATTCCTCTTTAAAAGCTCTTTGTGATAATGGATATGCAACCTTGGCGTCTTCACAATATGTCTTATACATTTCCCATGCTGCTTTTAATGTTACACCATTTTCCTTTTTAAATATATTATAAGCGTCTAATACAAAATTATAAAAGTCATTAGAAGCGCCCATCATTGATGTTGGTATATAATCATCATAGTAGTTAGGATCCTTTTCGAATACCTCTTTACAATGCCAAGCAATTGCTCCAAGTTCGAAATCTATTTGTCTCGTTAATATTTTATATTCTTTTTGTGGTACTTTATCACCAGTTGGATGTACATCTATTAATCTTCGAATAAGACCTGATTTTCCATCTGTTATTTTTACTGGTTTATTAGTACCCATAAACAACATACATTTAAATCTATTAGAATATGTAGACTTAAACTTTTCATTAACAGTCATTAACTCATGAGATACAAGACTGTTTAATCGAGTATTATCTTCAATTCTAGATAGGTCACCATCGTGCTGAATAGCTACCAATGGGTTCGACTTAAATGCTTCCAAAGCAAAAGAATTATTAGATGATCCTAATGCTTTTGCATCAAATACTGAATAATATCCATCAAATAATTTTTGTATAATATTTAAGATGGTTGATTTACCAGTACCTGCTGCTCCATAAAATACTAAGAATTTTTGTATATATTTAGATTCTCCGGTAACTATTGCTCCTATAGCCCACTCAATCTTATGTCGCTCCTCTTCCGAATATAACGTTGATATTAATTTATCATAAGCTGAATAATTTCCCTTTTCCAAAGGATATGATAATTTTTTACTAGCATAATCTTCTTTCTTCACAACAGTATTAGAAAATATAATATTTTCATCAAGCATTTCATAGGAATCACGTTTTTGTTTTTGGCAATATTTATGCCATTGATCTATTGATCCAGATCCAGAATCCCATGTATATAAAACATTAATCAAACTATCAGGATGCTTTTTTCTATATTCGTCCGCATACTTAGATAATTCTGCATCTATCATGGCTAATGCATCGTCCTCATTAGTTGACCATGATTGAATGTCATCTCGCCAAACTGCGTAGAAGTCACTACCTCTAATCATCAAATCCTTAGATTTAGGATATAGTTTAAACCTTGGAAATATGTCTACACCATTTTTAGTGGAACGTGTCGATATGATTAAAAAGTCTACCATATCAAATATCTCCTTCCTACTACTCTTTTACTGATTTAGACATATTTTTTATAGAATCTTCTATTCTATTTAATTTTTTATAAAATAATCCAATAACAACAATAGTAGCTATTAAAGATACTTTTTTAACATTATTTATTGTTATTGTTGCTGTATTTTTATCTTCTGCCATTTTCATAAATCCTCCTTAATCAATATAGTTAATATATGCTAATAATTGATACCATATTTCCAAATCTCTAAAGTCCTCTGGATTATTTGGTATGTAAAATATATTACCTTTCCCATCATGAGTATATTCTCTATTTAAGAATATAGCAATTTTTTCTTCAACTTCTCGCTCGTCAAATACATCGTCTGTCATATAACCTAATCCCAAATTTGAGATCATGGTCCAAAACCATTGAGATGTTCTATCACCATATCTAGAATCACTCATTATATTTTCTTCACATCTAACGGATAGGCCGATAAGCATTTCTAACACACTACATGGACTCTGTATCGAGTCACCCAAATATTCATCACCATTCTCGTAACCAAAACGGTATCGTAAATCTTCGCCATCCATAGCTCGATTACTATCTCTAGAAATAATATAAGTAAATTCTGTTTTATATAGATATAAAAACAATTGTTTGTATGACACATCCCTATTAGCACGAACGTTACAAACTTTATCATATAACCATTGGAAATAATCAGCCTCTATATTATTTCTAAAAGGCATGTGCTAATCCTCCCTACTACTATCCATATGAGCTTCATCGTACGTATAACTAACTTTTAATACCTCGTACTCAGTCATTTCGTTTTCGTTTCTTACATATACTGCATCATCGTCAGATTTAATGAATTCTTCAAATGTTCCGTCACCCAAATATTTTTCAGGATCATGAACTAAGCATTCATCCTCATCTGCTAATATTTTGTCAGCATAATATTTCCAAGTTACACCTCTATAACTTTCATCAGATTGAAAATATTCTGGTGCAATCACATAAGGTTCTTCCCACTCTTTTTCTTCTTCCACAGTAGAATTGTCTCCTTTTTCCTCTTCATAAATAGATTTATACCCATTATTATATGATATTTTATCAGCTTCTACGCCTTCTAATTTAATATCTGAATTCAAATGAATTGCAGCGTCTTTATTAACTATTTCTATTTCGTCGTCATATTTCTTTTCATCAATTATTCTATCTTGTCTATTTTTAAATGTGTTTATAACAGACTCGATTTCTTCATCAGCTAATTGTTGAAACCTTTTTTCGACTAATTTATAAGTAACAACAGAGCCTACAGCAGCCCCTGCAACAAATATTAGTATGTTCTTCATTATATCACTCCTTATCTAGTAAACATACAATTTACATTAAATTTCAATAATGCACTATACTCATAACCATTAACAAAATATCTGTTTGATAGATTATATATTCCAAAATCTATATGGGTATCTTTATCATAATACCACCCTATGGTATCCCCACCAAATATCTTTTCTAAACCTATCATTACTAGAATTTCATTTATAGTTATAAATCCTTTAATACGTAGTATAATGTTTGCTTGTTCCTGTTTCATTTTTAGAAACATTAGGTTTTTATAAGAATCTTTTTCAAAATATATTGATGAAGCATCAAAAAATGTTGAATATTCTTTCAAAATACACCTAAATTAAATCATACATTACGCCATCAACGTTGAAGTCTAATAATATAGCTTTCTCAAGACCATTTACGAAATCTCTAGCTGGTCTACTTCCATTATATATGTTAAAATCAACATAACTATCGATATTAGGGTTCTTTGGATCATATATCCAACCAACTAATTGTCCAAATTTAGTCTTTTGTAGTCCTAACATTTCATAAACATCATTTAAGAATAAATGACCTTGTGCTTTTAATTTTTCGTTAGCAAAATCTTGTTGATGTCTTAAGAACATTAAATTATATTCTGAATCTTTCTTATAAGCAGTTGATGTTTCGTCAAAGAATTTAGCGTATGGACTAACATCTGACAAACTATACTCATCAGATATAACAGGTACTTCTTTCTTTTTAACCTTTCCATTCTTTTCTTCTTCAATTTCTTGTGCTTTTATATTATATTTTAATTCTTTATCAACTTGTTCACCAAATCGTTCAATAACATTCTTTCTATAATTTTTAAATCCAGTATCAATAGCCGCATATGCGCTAGCCAATATCATATTACGTTTAGATAATATCTTATGTCCACTAATTATACAACCAAAAGATAAAAGCATAACTCCTACTGATGGTGCATACAATTTAAGTAATTGAACTGCTGTTTGAGTATATACTATAGTTGTATCTTTTTTAGCATCTTCTTGGCTATATTGATCCTTAAATTCTTCACTTTCTGATACTGTATGAATGTCTTCTAAACTCTTTTTATGTTTTTCTAATATTTCATTAACTTTTGTAGTGGCTTTACATGCCATTACAGTTCCTGTTATTGTTCCTGCTATACCAACAGTTAACAATATTTCAGGACTATGTTTTTTAATTTGCAATCCAGCTCTAGATAATAATCTAACAGCTTTTGTCTTCATGTCGTTCATAATATCTCTCCTTTTCTTTAATTAATCAATAGGTACAGCTCTAGGCATTTTAATCATATACCCATCACGTACTCTAACTACATCTGCGTTACGAATATTTGTCCATCCGTATTTATTATCAGTATAATTACCTGTTATACCAACTAAATCATATAAATCTGCAACTCTTACTAAACCATATGTTTGCATTATTTCGTCCATTCTAGCAAGAACATCTTCAGCTTCTCCTCTAGTAGATAATATAATATCATCATAAGAATAATCGTTTAAAGCACTTGCTCTAGTTGCTCTTGATGGACCATTATATCTATCATCATAATACGATCTATATGATACTCTATCAGCAGTACTTCTAACATTTCTACCTCTAGATTCACCATATAATATAATCTCTATACCATTTGTAACAATATCGGATATTGCTTTTTTAAATGCTGGTATTAATACATCACCAATAACATAAGATTTTAAATTCTTTGCATCATCTGAAATAACATCACCAAACATCTTTTGGAAACCAGATTTTTTTCTTGTTATAACTTTTCCAGTTACAACTTTATCTATTTTATGTTCTTCTAATTGCTTTTTCTCTTCTTTAGCGCGATTAGAATTAGGCTTTAAATCATTAATATCCATAAGTCTTTTATCTTCCTTTCATAAAAAATAAAGAGAGTAACATTTTTGGTGTTACCCTCTAAGATAAGATATAAATCTTAAATTATTTTGTCTTAGCAGTTTTCTTTTCTTCTACGACAGTTTTTTCTTCCTCTACTTCTTCAACTTGTTCAGTAGTACTAGCTTTTTTCTTTCTATAGATAATTATACCACCAACTGTTGCAGCTAAACCAGCTACAACGCCTAATGCTACTTTACCTAATCCTTTCATTTTGTTAGTTTCTACTGCCTCCATTGCAGTTTCGTTTAAATTATTATTTGTCATATTAACCTCTTTCTCCTTTCACAAATACATAATTTAAGGATTTATCTCCTCATTATACTACCTGTTTTTTACGCGAATTAATTAAATCTATCATAATTAGATTTAGGTAGTCTATCGTAATCCACAACGATACAAGGTTCCTCATCTTCAGTAAGGCAAGCATCGAAGTCAATTTCTATTAAACCGTCATCTATATTCCAACCTAGATTATCTCCATTTTTTATAGGTGTTAATCCTAAATTTTCATATAATTTATTTAGTGAAATATAATTTTGATGAGTTATTTCACGGTTTAATTCATTTATAACTTTTCTTATTTTATCTACATCAGATCTAAAATATCTACCAGATATAGAATCTTTACATAAAGTGTTTCCTTTAGATGTTATAATAATATGATCCTTTTCAGGTTTATCATTTTTAACATCGTCCTCACTTATTTTTTGGCGAATCTTTTTATCTTCTTTTTCACCTAAAGTTTCAATAACTTTATCTCTATAACGTAATAATGCATTCTCTGATATAGCATATGCTGCCGATAAAGCAGCTGTTCTTTTACGATTTATAGCAGTAGCCCCTATAACACAACATATAGACGCTCCTCCCATTAACATTGATGGTAAATATGGTCTCCATCCTATTTTTATTATTTCTTTTTTAGTTAATGGTTGTCCTTTTTCTTCTTCAGCTTTATTAAGTGTTAAATATACTTTTGGAGTTACTTTGACAGCAGATATAACTGTTGTAACACCACCTATAATTCCAACGCCTGTTAATATTTCAGGACTGTGTTTACAAACCCAATCCCTTGTATGTTTACAAGCTGTCATTATTTTTTCGTTCATTTATATCCATCCTTCCATTGAAAAATAAAAAGAAGAGACCATTATAAGCCTTTCTTCTTTAATTTAGTATCAACTATTTTTGAAACTTTATCGTCTAAATGCCCATCATATTGCTTATTTAAATTGTCATCAAATCTTTTGTTATCATAAACTAATTTTGCTACAGAAGCAGCAATACTTAGTCCAAATACTCCAATTGATGCCCAATTTAATTTCTTTAGGCCATTAGTAAATTTGTCCATAAATAATTCTCCTTTCTCTCATTATACAATATGTAATTTACGCGTTAGAAAGGTCTAAAGAATATTGTTGGTTCTTCTGTAAATATAACATTCCAACATTCTAGACCATTTGTCATAGTTACTTTTTCGTAAGTAATTTCCAAACTATCTTCTCCGAACACATTATGGTATTCTGGATCAGACCACCCTATATCATGCCCTAATTTTGTTGGTGATAACCCTATAAGTGCGTAATACATATTCAATGATGCATAACCTTGAGCAGCCATTAATGATTTAAATGCTGCCTCGGCTTGAACCATTGTTTCCATATTCGCTTCAAAGAATCTTAAAGAATAGAAATCAAAGAATAAAGTATCGTTCTCACCAGCAACTATAACCTTACTTGGCTCATAGTATTTTTCCATAATAGCTTTTTTAGCATTTTCATGATCTTCTGGATTATTTTGAATTACCCCTTCTTGATAATCTCTAAAAGAATTAGATAGAAACTCACATGCAGTTATTAATGATACTTGTTTTTTCATATTTAAATGATTAGCTCCAAGTATGCAAGCTATTGTTGATAAGCCCAATAATGTTGCAGGAATATAAGGAGTCCAACTAACTCGTATTGTTTCTATAGTCGTTAACTTAGATCCTTTCTCATCTTCTGCTTTTGCTATTAAGTCTAAGGCTTTTGGCGTTGCTTTAACAGCTAATATAGTGGTTCCTATAACGCCAGTAACACCGACAACCGTTAATATTGTTGATGAATTTTTATCAATGAATCCTATTATTTTATTTTTCATATTTGCTCCTTTCTAGATTTCGTGAAAAAATAAATAGCAAGCGTTTAAAGCTCACTACTTATTTCTTTTGAATAATTTCTTCATTAACCATATAATAATTGCTATACATACAATTACGTCACCAAATAATATTATGAATGTCGCCCCAAAGGCTCCAGCTCCTAATACTATTACAGCTACACATAGTAATACAATTATTAATAATATTGCGAATAAAATCATCATAATCACTCCTTCATTATACCGTATGTTTTTTACGCGAAAAACAAGACAGAAGTCAATGTATGACTCCCGCTTGAGAACCCCCTATTTTCTAAACATCTTAAGAACCGTCTCTGATACAACGTTCTTACCTACAGTTGAAGTTAATGTTGATGTTTCATCGAATTTCAATGACTTTCTAAATGCATACAAACTTATACTCGTAGTTACTGCAAAAGTTCCGAGCGTAATTAAGTTACGTTTAACATCCCTTTTATTCTCTTCCTTCATTTGTAATTTCTTGATTTCTACATCTGAATTGATTTGATTAAGTTTAATCATCTCGTTCCTTATTTTGTCTCGTTCCTCCAGTAATATCTCGTATGACTTGTCTGTCACATCTGTTGTCACATTGATTAGACCTGAAACACGATCATAATCTTCTTGTAATAATTTACTTGTGTCTTCCATTTTAACCTCCTATAAGACATTCGAGAAAATATAATGTTTCTCATTATAGTGACTGATTATCTCGCGAATCAATATCACTTTCACCAATGCTATCAAGCCAATCATTTTCGGTTATTATAGCATTATGGCTTATTTTGAATTCTGCAAATTTACGTTTGGTATTAATTAATTCTGTACTAGAAATTTGACACCGACAGAAACCGGTAGAATGATCTATTTCTAATGTTCCACCGCGTATGGATCTACTCTTATCATAAATATGATGTATAACAAGACCAATCACAATACCAATGATTAAAAATACAAACTCCATGATTATTTCACTCCTTTCCTAATAAGAGAAAAATCAAAGAAGATAATCTAATCTTCTTCAATTGAACATGATGCTAAATAATCTTCATAACTTTGATTTCCATTTTTGTTTACTAAATACTCAAACCTATCACATATATCCATTAAGATATAAGCTCCTAAGATTGCTCCTATTAGTATAAAACTCCACATAATTATTTGATTTAACATATTCATTCCTCTCTTTCATTATATACTATGTTTTTTACGCGAAAAAGAAAAACTAAAGGACTATAATAATCCTTCAGTTAGATTTAATTTAGTATTAACAAACTCTGCTTGCTCTTTAAGATCTTCGGCTCTAGCGATCTTATAATCAACGCCCCACCACCTTAATATGAACACTGTCCATGACATTACGAATGCTACAAGTGAGTAGCTAATCCATAATGGAATAAACAATATCCTTATAAAGACAGGTGACGCTAAAAATAGATTCATTAGTGTCCAAGTAACCTCTCTTAACATATTCGTTAGTTTTTTCATAAAATAAATCACTCCTTCATTATATGGCATGTTTTTTACACGAAAAAAAAGAAAACAAAAAGATTAAGTTATTTAGACTTAATCCCATATGTCCATCTGAATATAGTTGAAACTATTCTACATGGGAAGACAATTGGAAATAGTAATAATCTTAATGTAAATTTTACTCCTTTCTTTAATCTTCTTCTACTTGTTCTAGTTTTCATATAATCATTCCTCTCTTTCATTATATAACATGTTTTTCACGCGAAAAAAAAAGAAGAGTCTATTCTTCTTCTGAGTTATTTCTACGATTGAATATCGTTCTAAATATAGATATAATAATTCCTACAATTGTACCAATTATACATCCTTTAAAAATATCTTTCATATAATAAGCTCCTTTCTCATTATACTACATGTTTTTTACGCGAAAAATAAGAGGGTAAACTCTTATCTTTTTGTAGATTGTTCTACAATATGCTCTAAGCTTTCAATAACAATGTTGTATTTTATAATTGTGTTAGTTATAAATTTAACCTCCTCAGAATTCTCATCCATATCTTTGAAATGCTTTATAGCTTCATCGATTAATGAATCCCTTTCTTTGGTTAAATTCTCTAATGTTTCCAATACAACAGCACCTATTTTTTCTCTTTCGTAATGCATACTGTTTCCTCCTTCATTATACTACTTGTTTTTCACGCGGACAAATATAAGAGGACTATTTATCCTCTTCTCTCCAAAGCGTTACAGCCTTATTAAAGCAATGTACATTAATAAGTGTACCTACGCCTGAAGTAGCAGCATATAAAATCCCCTTAATTTTATTCTTCATATTACACTCCTTTCTCATTATATAGCCTGTTTATAACGCGAAAAAGAAAAGGGCATGTAAAACACACCACCCTTATCTATTCTATTGTTATTTCTAATTTATATGCTGTTTCACCCATATTTCCAGCAAAGTCATCACCATTAGGACATCTTTCATTATCATATACCCATGGTAAGTTGTTTATTCTATATTTTGCTTTCTTATATGGTCTTATATCTGCAGGAGTATTATAATATATTCTTACACAATCGATAGGATTTACATCATCACCAGCATAACCGTTATAAAAATCATTAATATTATATCCGGTTACTCTTGGCAACCATCCTTTACCTTTGACATGTGCTTGATACCAAATACTTCCTCTATCAACTCTAACCATAAAGTCGATTATAGCATTTTTATCTAAACCAGCATAGTCTTCTAAATTTCTAACCTCGTCCAACCATCCGTTTTCTCTAGTTTTTACACGATAGAATACGTTTACTTTATTAGGTGTTGGAGTAGGAGTAGGTTGGTTAACATAATCAATAACTGGAATTTTACCATGATATTCCCAGCTATAAACTTGTCTACCATTTTTAATTCTTTCACCATTAGCACCAATTTGTGAAATTTGGCATCCAGGTGTTCCTCCAGTCCAAGCAGGAGTTACTTCAATAACTTGTCCATTACCGATATATAAACCAGCATGTCCGTGTGTAGTCATTAATAATATTTCACCAGGTACTAAATTTCTAAAGTTACCTCTTGTTGCCCCAGTCCAAGCAACACATGAAGATGGAGTAAAATCAGGTACACCGTTTGAACCATAATTACATCCAGCATGTGCTCTACCTCTATTGGCTGGTATAAATCTACCACCCCATAAGATTGCTTTGATTGAGCAAGTACAATCAACATACCATCCTCTACCGTTTTGCCATGTTGACCATTGATTACCACCACTTCCGTAGAAGTTTGGTTCGTTTAATAATTCTTTCATTCTAGCAATTAATTCTAGATTAGTCATTATCTTCGCCATCAATAACACCATCCTCTGCTAATTCGAAATCTACTATTTCAATTTCTTCACCAAGTCCACCGTCAGTATCAGTTGCTGCAATTATTTCGTCGATGTTTGAAACTAATTCTTTATTTTCTTCCATGATATTTTCTCCTTTCTTATAATATAATGGAAATGGAAAGGGAGCTACCGCTATTACTGTATCCTTTTACTCTAGTTCACTATACGTTTATAAGCGCCATTACATACTAGAAACCATTAATGTTTATTGTTTCTTTTGAGATTGTTTATATAGTTGGTTAAAATATACGCTTGCTCCTGCTGTAAGAATTCCTTGTGTTAAAGCTACAAATATAGCCATAGCAATCTCTTTTGCTCCGGTGATTTCACTAGTTGCAAATACGTACAAACCAGATAATATAATACCAACTATTCCTAATAACATAGGTATAAATTTGTCCTTTACTTCAGACTTTTTTACACCCATACCTATTAAATATAATACTGGTATTAATACTAATAGTTCTGGTTTGATAAATTCTTTGAATGCTTCGAACAATTCCATTATTTTTCACCTCCTTTGCTCTCTATTTACTTCTTAGGTTTGTTGGCAGCTTCTTTTAATAAGATTCTGTCTGTTTCAACCTCTCCATTAATCTTTACTTTTTTGCCATTGATTTCCATATATTTGTACTTGTCTTTATAAAAGTCGTATACATCCAGATCATCAAAGGCACTTTTGATCATTTCCTCGGTGAGGTCTTCCCCTTTTCGTATCGATTGACCATATTGATGAATACGAGATTTAACATTTCGTAAATCTCTCATATCATTCTCATATTCCATTCTATTTACCTGATTTTGAATTTTGTCAATCTTCTCATTAGTAGCTTTATTTAATCTATTACCTATCCATCTTAATGGTGAGAATTTAATAGGCAACACTTCAAAAGTTATACCGAATACTGCTAAAAAATCTATAACCATTCGCATAACCTTGATTAATTCGTCAAATTTTATAGTCATATTTCCTCCCCTTGTTTCTTATTTAAATCAGCATTTTCTAATTTACGTATTTCTTCACGCAAACTTTCTCTGTATGTTTTTATAGGTAGATACTCTTCTTCTGTATAATAACCTTCAAAGTACTTTATAGCCTTATAATCGGTACCTGCCAATGTTTGTTTTAAAGCTTCTATACGTTTAGAACGCTCTAAAGATTCTAATTCTGTATCTGTATATTTAATGTATACCTGAATAGGTTCTTGTTCGATCCATGCTTCTTGTGCATTTACACCAGGTACATCTACTATCCATTCAACATCTTTTCCACCGTTTGGATATTCTTTTACTGTTTCGTAATGTCCCTGTTCTTCTATACCTTCAATGGCTTTATGTTCTGTTTCAAGGATAGTGTCTATTAAATACCCTTTTTCTAGATCTATATCTTCACTAGATAAAACTTTTGTTTTTGTTACATCAAATATTCTTTTAGTTAATTGTTCCATTTCTGTCATAATAAACACCTCCTCTATGCAGTCCTTTTCCAAACATAAACAGTTAAATATGGTGGCATATGATTAGTTTCGCCAGTATCACCATGACTATGTGATCCACCACCGCCAGTACTTTCAGACCATACATCATCCCAATAGTCGTGACTTGTACCAGACCAAGATAAACATCTCCAACCACTTTGTGAACCACTAGCATATGAAGTTGTACTATTTGTAACTTTGTGATTATGTGATGGTATCTCTGAAGTTGTTAATGTATGTCCTCCAGTTGAATGCTTGTGCTTAGTACTTCCTCCAGTTGATCCAGCAGCATATGTATCACCAGCAGCTAATAAGAATCTATCCTTTATTCTTTCCCAAGTACCACCAAATAAACTAGCGGGGCTTGTGTCAGAAGTTGATTTATATATAGCTCCTACTGGATAAGGATCACTAGTTATTAAGTATCCATCTGATGATCCGGCTGTTGTTGTAGGGGCTACCGTTTGACTACTATATTCTGTCGATGCGGTACAAATAGTCCATTCTGTTTTCCAATCTGTAAATAAATGGTATCTACCACCACCTCTAAGATAAAATACAGGACGAGAACTATTAGTTAGTATCTTATACCAAGCAGCTTTACCACTAGTTATAAATCCTTGTTGATCAAGTAATAGAAATGTTCTATTAGTATTTGTACCCCAACCTGGAACCAATTGTAATACATCTATCTGTGATGAGAAACCAGCAGAATGCGAACTCCAAGATGGTTTTGTTCCGGAATTTAATGATACTGATTCCATTATTCTATGAAGACCACCATAAGGAACACCTTCACCAACAACTGGATAATAAGTATCTACATTTAGACCACTTAGATCGACAGTTTGTCTGTATAAAGGCCATGATGCTAAAGTATTGTCTCCATTTTGAAATTGGTAACCTTTCAAATTTTTGAATTCAGCAGGCATTTCAACTTCGAATAATGTTGAAGACCCAGCTTCACTCTTCTTACCAAAGGCTACTGCTTTACCACTAGCATTGAAATGCATTAAATCAAAACCTGTTGGTAATGTTAACGTTCTAGTATTTGATGCAAACGAATCCGAAATATACAATTGTATATCGTATGTACTTGAGGCATTTATGTTTCCACCACCAGCAATTTTAGCATTACTGCCAGTATAATCTACAGATAGAGTCGATTCACTTTGATCAACATATGGAGTTAACCAAGTATAACTTGATGCTGTTTTTAATTTGTATCCTAATTTAACAGTAAACTTATTTTTAGAATTTAAGTTAGATATATTAGCTTTTATTTGTGCTTTTACATAAGTACCATCATCTGAAACAGTTCCATTTGATGTACATCTAACTACACTAAAAGTTGTTATTGCGGGGTCTGAATATGCTAGTACATTATATGTTCTAGAAACAGAGCTAGATGTTCTATTTCTTGAATCAGTTACAGATATAGATATTGTTTTATTTGAACCAACTGATAATAGTAATGTTTTTAATATAGTATTTAATTCTGCCACAGACGATCTAGAATAAGTCTGACCATCGACGGTTATTGAATAAGTAGATATAGTACTTCCTTGTGCTCCTGATGCTGATATTGCAACAACACCATATGATAAACCACGTACGAAATCACCTATACTTTTACCAGTAACAGTTGTATTACCATCCTTAAATGACGTATTGGAATTATCATTAACAACTGGTTTTACTGAGCTTGGTACTGTTAATGTTAATGTACATGTTTTAGTACCAATATGTGTACTACCATTATATGTTTTACAAGTAATAGTCATAGTACCACTGGTAGCATTAGGTATTTGAGATGCTAATGATACAGGAGGAGTATATGATGTACTTCCTCCAACTCCAGTAGCAATAGTACCAGATGAACTACCAAATGAATATTCTAATGTATGGGTAAAAGAAGAACTAGCTCTATTAGTGTTTATTGTAACAGCACTACCCATAGCTACAGATGCTGAACTTACTGATGGTTGTGAAGCTCTTGGTATTGTTGGTAAATCAGCACTACCTGAAACATCCAATGTTATACCCCAAGCAGTAGGATTAAATCCACCACTAAACGATACACTTTTAGTACCATCATTATTATGATAAATATCACCAGTAGCAGAACCTAATGTTCTAGAATAGTAACTACCAGAACCTAAATCACCACTACCACTTAAACTTCCACCTATACTCCAATAAGTAGATTGATAGTTTCCGATATAACCACTTGACATAACTAATCTTAATTCGACAGTTACACTGGATTTATTGTTACCAACGTCTTGGCTATTTAATTTTGCATATAATTCCAAATGAGCTCTTGGGTTATTGAAATTCTTCTCTGAACCGGTTCCTATCTTCTGCCAATCATAATTTAAAGTTGCCATATATACACCTCCTATTGATCAATTTTTCTAAATGATACACTATTATCGTCATTAACTATAAAACCAAATTTTCCCAAATGTAACAACTTAGATATAACGGTTTCAACCTCAAATATATCTTGTTCCCATTTGGTTACTTCTTGGTTTTTATATAATATAGCCATACGACTATTTTCAATTTTAACTTTAAAGTCACTACTCTTATTACCTAATTCCAAATAAGTAGAACCATCTTTAGTACCTGTATTAATATAACCAGACAAATCAGTTACAATTTCATTAGCACCGTTTGCAGTATTTTCAACACGTGTAACCCAATCATTAAAGGTTTGTCTAATTTCACCATCTTTTATTTCTAATTGTGCATCTACTTGCTCTTTTGTATAATATACATTCGCTAATTCTATATTATTATTGGCTATAGCCTGTGCTATATTATTTGGTATGTCCTGATTGAACTTTCTATTTATTTCTTCGAAAGATCCGCTTATATCGTTTATAATAACCCATGTTTGGTAAGTTGGTGAATCAGAATTATTATCATATACATAGAACATACTGTCATTCGTATTGAACCAAACAGAAGTTACATCAGCAGGTGCTGTTGGACTTTTTGTTATTGAACCGCTGTCCTCAGGCGCTTCTGTCCAATCAGTCATCATGTTACCAGATTCTATTTTGATTTTGAATATCTTTATTTTAGAACCAACATCATATCCTTGAATGTATGCGTGGTGAGCAGCTATAGCACCTGTCCAATTTTTAGGTATCGTACCTGTAACACAAAAACGTCCTGACCAATTTTCATGTGTAGTTCTCCAAGCACCTATATATGTAGTACCTCCATCAGTTCTTGGAAAAGAAAGTTCAACACCATATCTATGTCTATTCCAATCATTTAATACTAAATTGCTTGCTTCTCCATACCAAGAGATAGTTATTTCTTTTCCTGCATAATTTTCTTTTGTAAAAAGTTGTGATAATTCTACAGTTTTTGATGAGGTAGTGACACTTGCCGTACCATCTAATATTTTTTCAAAAGTTTTACTATGAAGAGCTAAATTTCGTCCACCTATTTGTAAATTGGATATACTATATTGTGCCTCATATGCAACTTGACTTAGATTTTTAAATTGTCCGTTTACATATTTGTATATAGGATGCTCAGGATATAAATACATTGAATGGTTAGCATTTCTATAAATATAACCTAATGAAATGTAATATTTTCCATCGTCACTCGTTGGTACAGTAGTTGTTAATGGAGTTGATGAATCAACAACAAAGTTGTTGCCATTTAATATACCAACAATGTATACTGTTGCATTCTCTTCACCTGTAAATCCAGAAACATTGTTTTGCAAGTTTACACTAGGTATTGATAAATAGTTATTATTACAATCAGTAGCACCAGCTGCTTTAGCAGTTTTAGCCAACAAAATAGGTTTATCAATATTAAATGTGATTCCAGCCGCAAAATGGAAATAACCGGAATCGTCGCCAACGATTAATCTATCTGCGGATATCGCTGTTTTTACAACAATATTATTATTAAATCTTATTCTATCATATGTATTATCATTAGTGTTATAATTAGCATCACCCCACCATCCTTTGGCTATAGTTGTAGAACCAATTGTAACGTTTTCTCTATAAGTTAAATGTACTACAGAACCAGCAGGATAATGTGTTCCTAATCTAGTTGTTCCTTGATAATATAATGGTATAGCACCAGTAGTTGTTCCATCAGCCAATGTTAAATTTAATGTTGCATTAGCAGCAGAAGCAACTGGTAACCAATAAGCTATTTGTTGCTTATCAATTAATGTATTAGAAGATGTTACACCAGTCCATGAAGCTGTAGCAGCTGTTTGTGTTCCTACTATAACTTCAGCAGTTGATGACTCAAGATCCTCTGGAGCTGGTGTCCAATCAGTTGCCATATTACCACGTTCTAATTTAGGAGCTATGTATTCTATTGAACCATTTCCAGCCATACCAAATTGTATTTTTGGATAAACGGTCTCGTCTGGGTTTATACTAGATAATTTTACCAATATGTTTATTTTAACCCAGCCATCTGTTTGATTAATAGTTTTAGTATATCCAAAACGCTGTGCTGAATCCCATACACGTATTAAAACTCTAGCCGTTTCGCTTATAGCTCTAACATATGCTGAAAATCGCCATTGTCCATTTAAACCTTGATTTTTTATATCATAAATTATCTGTGTAAAATCTCTATTTCCTCCATTATTGTTATTCATTATTCTAAATGATTTATTAACATTGGGAACCGGACTATCTGTTATGGTTTCTATTGTTCCAACACCATTACCACCGCTTCCAAAACCAAAATACGGAGGGTGTTCATCTTTCTTAATAGGATTAGCACTACTTCGTATTAAATTTCTTCCACCGATAGATATATTATCTATTTGATCATCTGCGTCTTCCGGAGATGGAGACCAATCTGTTGGTATAGTGCCTTTTTCCAATTTTGGACAGGCCCACATAACATAACAACCTGTTGATGATTTTTTATTTTGTTCAAAACGTAACGTTCTTATCGAACCATTAGCTGGTGCTAATCTTGATGCAGGAACAGTAAATATGTAATAAAAACGTTTCCATGTTTTAGTTATTGTGGCGTCACCTAAACTATTTTTTGTACTTATAAATCGATTAGACACACCGTCTAATGTGCCATCAGCAGTTATTTCAGCTTTAATGTCTGTAAGGGTTTCTTCATCCGAAATACGACCCCATATAGAATAAACAAATGTATTTTCCGGTTCAACAAAACCTCTATCTTCAACCTGTGTTTTAAAATCAAATTTGACACCTTCCCATGCACCACTACTTTTTCTAACATTACAATTATTAAAAGTAACATTTTCAAGTAAAACTGCTGGATTATTAAAATATGGAGTTTGTGGATTTTTTGTCATTCTTAATATATTTCTACCACCAACATTTAAATTATTGACAGCGTTTTCAGCATTATATGCTTTATTATAAGCGACCTTAGCCGCTTCATAACTAGATGACTTAGACACAGGAGTATATTCGAATGATCCATCCGAATAACTTGTTTTTATTACAGTATATAAGGTGTTAGTACTTCCTTCTGTATAAGTTGGTTCCGTAGTAGACCAATTTCCACCAGGATTATCTGTAGTAGGTTTGGCAGGAGGATTAGCAGTTGAAGATTGCAATAAATAATAATTAGTTGTATTGGTTACCTCTTTTATTCTATATAAAGATATTGTTGCACTAGCTTTTACTGCCATTTCGAATCACCTCCTATATTAGCCTTCTAATTGACATGTATATGCTTGTACGTTAGTTACATCTGATGCGTTTACAGTTAATGTTTTTGCTGTTGCTACAGCGGTAGTTGTTCCTACCTTATACCATTTAACGCTCCCAAGCGAACCGCATACACCAGCATCGGTAATAGTTTGTTCAACACCTGCCTTGTATACATGAGCAGTAAGAACTGTACTACCACTACTATTTTTAAATACTGTTCCAGCACTTGAAGTAATGCTCATTGTTATAGCATCAGCCCCAGCATTACCTTGAACACCTTTAATGTTTCCAGTATATACCCATTTAGCAACTGATGCAGCTCCCGCTACAGTACATCTATATGTGTTACCAGTACTTGTATTCAAATACTGATCGTTTACGTGAGCATTAGATACTCCAGAACCACTGAATATTGTAGCAGTTGTTGATGTACCAGTTATTCCAGTACCAGTATACCAAACACTACCAGCTGTACCAGTAGCACCATAAGTACCAACTACATGAGCAGCCGTATTCGTTGGGTTACCACTAGAATAAGTAACTTTTTCATATGCCCACAAATATTTATTACTAGATGTTGGTGCTGTAGGACTTGTGCTCCAAGAATCGTCTATAGTTGGAGCAGTTGTACTATTATTTAGTTTAAAATATGAAGTTATTCCTGTTATACTAACTCCAGGATTTCCCTGAGGTCCTTGGCCACCAGTTTGTCCGGTTTTAGCTACTGCAAATGAAAATTTCTTATTTACAGTTATGCCGTCAACTACAACAGGAATAGTAGCCTCACAAGCAGCAGATAAAGTAGCACTTAATGTAAATGTTATTTTTACTGATGCTGTATTATTATTAGTTACGGCTGCGCTTATTCCAGTTGGACATACTATTGAAGCCTGATCTACGCTTACTGTTGGACATTGTGCATTTCCACAAAATGCCACAGCTTCTGTAGAACAAGAACCAGATGAAGCCCCACCAGTTCCTCCTACAAATGTATAAGTTTCACTAGTTAATATAACCGAATAAGCGTCCGTTACGTCAACTATTGATATTTGATTTGACGCTTTTATTGCCATTTTGAATTCCTCCTTCTTCCTTAATTTATTAACTCACATAAAAAGGTTACCTTTGTATCTACATCCTCTGGACTTAATGTAAATGTAAATCCATCATTTCCTATTCTAGGATCAGAAGCAGATATTATACCATAATCATCATCGTTTAAACGTTTCCATTTCCATTGTAAATAAACACTATTGCCCATCTTAGAACGTAATGTAGTCATATCTGTTATTCTATCAGTACCTCTATATATTGTTATAGATAATAATGTGGATACTTGATCATTCTTAAACACAGTTCCTTTTGATGATTCTATTTGTAAGTATGTAGTTACCTCTTCACGTACTTCTTGTATTTCTTCGGCTATAGTTTTTGTACTAGAGCCCATCTTAATAGAGTTAGCTTGTAATTCTAACTTCCATTTATTATTTTCGTCTTTATAATATTTTAAATAATTAGAACTATCTCCTACTGCTATTTGCCCATCTTTATCTAAATATAAACCTCTACTATCAGAATCTGGTGAAGGTTTGGTAGGTGTATGTATAGCACTGTTTGTTATAATAAATCCACCTATAGTGGCACCAAATGCTACTAAATCATTAACTGCTATTTTTTCAGCTACTATTGATTGTGCTAGTATCATAGATCCATCTAAACCGGTTTGATATTTTGGATCCGAATCAGCAGTAGCTTGACCTAACGAATCTACATTTAATTTATAATATAAACCGTCTTCTCCTCTAACTACCAACTTATCAGCTTTTAATGAATTGGCTTCAATTAAATCACCTTTGATTGTGACACCGACTAATTCACCTGTTATTTTACCTTGACTGACTATTAAATCTTTTATTATACCAGAATCGGTAAATAACTTTTCTACAGCAGCCATGTTTATATTAGCAAAGTCTATATCAGCATATTTAGCATCTAAATGATTTGTTTCTAGATTTTGTATTACAGCACCAGATAGACCAGTTAAAACACCATCTCTTATAACAAAAGCACTGTTTAATATATTTATGCTAGAGCCTTGTTCATTTATGGTATTTCCTTGTTGAGTAATCGTATTACCTTGCTGTTGAATAATATTTGCCTGTTGGCTAATTTGGTTTCCCTGCGCAGAGACAGTATTATTAATACTGGTAATATTATTTCCATGCTCGGTAATAGTATTATTCATACTATCAATTTGGTTACCTTGTGCTATTATTGAATTGTGATTAGCCTCAATTGAATTTCCTTGAGCAATAACAGTATTATCAATAGATACTATCTTATCTCCTTGCTGATTAATCAATGTATCATGCTGATTTATTGTAGTGTCATGTTGATTAATCGTATTATTCATTTGTACTATACTATTACCTTGTTGAATAATTGTATTATCCATTTGTTGTATAGTATTTCCGTATTCATCGACAGTATCTGCTAAATCTTGTACAGATTTACTACGAGCTGCTGGCGACGAAATATTGCCAGTTATTGTAGCAAAATGGTCTTTGATTAAAACTTGTACTCGTTCACCATTTTCGGCTTCTACTGTTGAATTAACAGGCGTTAATATATCGGATCCATCTAAACGAACATATTCTACATCGCCTATTTTTTGATAAGTTCCTCGAATTGTTTCGCCTTTATCTTTTTCATCAACATTATCTACCAATTTAGCAAATTGGGTTATTAATTCTTGAGATAAAGCCATAATATTTCGCCTCCTCTTTTTTACTCGTTATTTTCTTCAGGTTCATCACCAGATTCTTCAGGTTCTGGTTCCGGAGTTGGCTCAGGTTCTGGCTCAGGTTCAGGTTCTGGCTCAGGTTCTGGAGTTGGCTCAGGTTCAGGCTCTGGAGCTGGTGGTATTTCACCTATACATTTTTTCTTCTCATATTGTATAGTATCGCCAAAAGCATTTTCTATCTTATAAATAACATACAATAATGTTGGGTCATCTATACAATCCGAAAGTAATCTATATACTGCTGTAGTAGCAGCATCCAAAGAATCATATCTATTTACTGTCGGAACTAACGTTTCATCAGTTTTCATTTTATTAACAAATAATAGATACTTTCCTTTATAATTTAAATATCCTCCACCTTTTTGTTCAGATGTTTTGGATACATTACCGTTTATATCTAATATAACGGATTTTAATCTGATAACTGTATTATCAGTTATAGCGGAAGTTTCATCTTCTAACAACTTAGCAGAAGCTTCTTCTAAATTATTAAATGATAACATTTGATTAATAATTGTATTATCTGTTTTTAGAGTGTTCTCAACCAAGTAATATCGATTCTCTTCTGGAACTTCTCCAGGGGATGTAATACTATTATGTATTATATCTCTTCCTTCACTATCCATCACAGATAACATAACATATTTTAACCTATTATTTGTTGTAGCATCTAATAAATTTTCGTAATATTTTGCTTCTGCGTCTTCCTGGCTACTATATGTTTCTACAGTATTAGATATTACATTTGTAGTTGTTACTCTATATTTTAGTAAATAATATTCCATGTTCAGCCTCCTTTACTTCCATAAATTTTTAGTAAATATGGCGGTTTCTGTTACAGAACAACCAGAACCACATTTTATACTTTGAGATATAACTTTTGCTTTTATATCTACTAATTCAGCTTTTTTATAATTTAAACGAACACAATCACCAATTCGAACTGGACAATATCCATGAGTATATGATATTTGATACTCTACAGAATTCAATTCTTTTAATAAATTCTCAGCATATTCATCAATTTGCTCTTTTGTTGGATATCCTGGTAAATTTGGAGAAGTGTCTCTATATATTATTTCTCTTCCCCTAGCTTGTATAGATGTCGGACTATTTGCATCAGTATTTCTAGCTGTTGCAACATAAACACCTGTGACAGTAGAACATACTACTTCAACAACATTCGGAATACCATATATATCATGTTTCATACTTACTTCTGGATATAATATTGAGCTATTATCATCGCTATATGTATAAACTGGTTGTAATTCATCTATTGTTTGTTTTGGTGCAAACAATATCTTTCCTTCTTCATCTAAAGCTAATTCATATTTTGCTTGACCAAGTAAGTCTCTTACGAAAGTCAACCAATTATCACTAGTGTTAGCAACAAAATTACTTTGTAATAATTTATCAGATGTTGCTTTTACAACAGGGGCTCTACAATTGTTTCGTATAATCATATAAGCTTCCTCTAAAATATTATCATTTTTTAACAATGAATATCCTAATGGTGTTTTCTTTTCCTTTAATTCTAACAAAGGAGTATACGCATCCATAGATATTGTTCGAACTTTTCCATCAAAAGAAGATGATGGTGTTTGAACAAGAAATATTCCAAGAGGTATTTTTTCAGTTATATTGTTTTGAGTAGCTATAAGATAAATTCTAATATAGCATTCTCCTAAAAGATTATCAATATCAATAGAAGCGGAACCGAGAGTATCAGTTCCACTATCTCTATTAATACTGCTTGATTTTACATAATTTATTAACTTCTTATCTTTCCAAGTATTTGGGTCTACTTCGTAATATTCAAATTTTTGTGACATTGATTCAGACCAATTAATACTAGCCTGTTTCTCTGTGATTTCTTCTTGAGGAATTTCTGGTCCTGCTATAAACGAACCAGTTCCTTGATTTGTGTAAAAAACATCATAAACCAAATCGTATAAGCCAATTTCGTTATCTGATTTTCTTTTTGCCGGTAAATAATCTCGAACTAAAAGATTATCTTTATATATTTTACAACTATAAAGTTTATATTTACCGTAATCATTGCCAGATAAAAACAAATATAAATTAGACGATACAATTTTAGTTGTAGATGTATTATCATTACCAATTTTATTATTATTAACATATTTTGTTAATTTTCCATTACTGCGTATTAAATCTAAAACGTAATGATTATTGTTTATATTTACTTGATTATCAGCACCGTATCTAACACCATTATATCTAGATGCTAACTGACCGGTACTATATATCCATCCCTCAAAAGTGTCTGCATCATATGATGACCCCCAAATAGTATTATAATTATATAATTCTGTTGGTATAAAATCTATTAATATTCTATGTTCAGCAGAAGAGAATAAATTAACTTCGGTATTTATCCATTGTGTACCATTACTTTTAATATATTCTAATTTTATATATTGAGAAGGGAGTTTTTTAATCATATTACATTCCTCCCTCAACTCGTGTTACATTTAAGGTTACTGGTATTGTAACATCAGAATATGCTACGTTATAAGAAACTTTAATATTAGCCCAATAACCTGAACCAGTTGATTCTCTTACGTAACAATCACCCATCCATTCAGATAAACGACGTACAGCATATAATGTCTCTTTATCTTCTTTTGGAATAGATGTAGACCATGTTGCAGTTTCACCTAAATGTGTACCATAATAACTTACTGGTCTTTTACGGCCAGCATATTTCACAAGTGATACATCAGGAGATTTGTTTTCACTTATTGAAACATTATATGGTAATTTTAACATTGAACCAGACCAAGGAGGTTCAACAGATCCTGTTCCATCATCTTCGGACATAAAAGATGACCATTCTTCAGCCCATTGAATAATAATACCAGGTATTCCAGTTTTTTCAGGTTGTATATCACCATAGCTTATAGCACCGGTATCATTCATTTTAGCAACTACTCTATATCTAGCATAATCCAATGAAGGATGTGGATCAGTAACATAATAATTATCTTGATTAGGTATATTAGTAGCTATTTCCATAAAAGATCCATCGTATTCTCTTCTGTAAACAGATAATGTACAATTTTCTACTAACGCTGGAGTAATTTCTCCACCATTTTCAACATATTTATTACAATAAGGATGAATACTTGCTTCTAATGTTTCTTTATTAAATACCACAAAACCAGATACATCGTAATGTATATCATGGAAATTGGCTACAAAGTTTGCTGTACCGACTGCACTTAAACCAGAATTCATTGCTACGGTAACATTAATTGTATATGTAACACCACCCTCTAAATCAATATTTCCAGGAGTCATTTCTAATAAGAAACGCCATGGATTATTCTGAGGATCGTAATACTTTTGATATACTTTATCGCCAATATTGACCATTTTGATTTTACCAATCTCGTCTACTGTTTCATAAGCTTCATTAGAAATTATTTCTATATAATAACTTATAGGAATTTGAGCATTTGGACCAGAAACAACAGATACGTAAAATGGAAATGTATCTATTTCGTCTACAGATTGTTGATCATTATTTATTAAGCCCACAGTAACGGTTGGTCGTGCATATATATTAGCTTCTCTTTCAATTGACCATTCACTATACTCACTAGTTACACCACAAGTTTGTACTTTCCATTTGATGGAATATCCTTCACCTATAGTTGCCCACTCAGGGTCATCTGTGTTTATAGTATATACGCTTGTTTGACCTCGTTGTTCTTCAGGTCTATTGTTTTCAATTACTTTTACAATAACTAATGGTTGCAATTCAGGATGTGCTGAATCTGTAACCTCTATATGTAATCTAGCATATGATTCATAAGAACCATCAGTAGAATTATGAACCCAATATAGATTCAAATCTTCCCCTAATATACAAGATACTACATTGCTCCAAGTTGTTGGTGCTTCAGGTCTTGTTCCTAATGTTACCGACTTAACAGGAGTAGCTGTAGCGGATGTTCCTTTAGAATTCTTAGATTTTACTCTAAAGAAATATTCATGACCTAAATCTAAACCATTAATAATTAATCTAGGACCAGTACCCGCATCAGTGTCTTGACTAGACATTTGACTAGTGTCCCATTGCTCAGTATTTGTTACCCATTGAACCGTGTATTGTTCGGCAGAAGGTTCTTCAGTCCATTCAATAACTACTGAATATAATTTAGTTTGCTGTTCACTTATTACTTGTGTTCTTAATAATGTTATTTCTTCTGGTGCTATCGGTGTAGCCCAATCAATCTCTGTATAATCAGTCCATCCGCCATATATAGTACCTCGAACTCCTCGACATCTAACTTTATAATTGTGACCAGCATCTACAACTGTTTCAAAGTGTGCGTATCGAGCTTCTAAATCAATGTTTACAGTAGCCGTTTTATACTTTAATATGTTATCTTGATAAATTGCAATTTCTATTTGATTAGCATTTATAGTTTCCTGAATATTATTTAAATCGACAACAAGTTTGTTTTGGTTGTCTATGCTGAACTGTGGAGAAGGTGGTAATTCAGGTGGATTATTAGCATAATTATATTCTTTTGTAACCCATTCACCATCTGTCCAGTATGGTTCGTCATTATCACCAACTCTATGTGTTTCAGCAATTGGTTTTATTTGTACCCTTACTCTTTTTGCAGATTCAGGAGCACCATATGAAGATTGCTTTTCAGTTGTTGTAGAAGTACCCTGTTCTCTCCAACCTCCAGCACCAGTATCATATGCCCATCTAACTTCATAGTGATCTGTATGTGCCCTGTCATAAGACCATGTAACAAACATATCACGAGAAGTACCAGCATCCAATGCCCACCATTCAACTTTAACAGCTCTATTAACTACTGGTGCAACAGGAGCTGGAGTAGGAGGAGGTGTAGTAGATGGAGTAACTCCTGGAATAGTAAATACTTGACCAGGATATATAATTGGATTACTTGTAGGCACACCATTAGCATTAGCTATTTCAGGCCATCTTCTACCATTACCATAAACAGAAGCAGCTATGTTCCATAAACAGTCACCTCTAACAACATGCCATTTACCATTAATTAATGCCATAAATTACACTCTCCTTTCTACATTTGCAGCTCTTATTAATACTTCAACTGCATTTTGTATCTCAGATCCGTTATCATAAGTAACACCATTAATATTGTAAGTATTTCCTGTCTTGACAGATCCAAGATTAGAACCCAATTTACTAATAGCAGATAGTATGTCTGTATTAGTAGCGTTATTTTGAATTCGATTATTAACCCCATTTGAGATAGCGTTTAAATTAGCAGAAACGCCAACTGCTTGATTTCCTAGTATATTACTAATATTTCCAGCATTTGCCTCTATATCTGACAAGTCTAATACTGGACGAATAGAAGGACTTGTGTCGAAGTCAGAACCAAACATACTCATCATTCCAGCTATAGCTCTGCTCAAACCATTCTTAGCTTTATAACCAACTGATTCAGCTTGCTCAGTAACTTTGTCAGATGACTTCTTTATACCAATAGCAAAACCAGTGTCAAAGAATCCACCAATTTTCATAGTTTCTTTTGATGGTGAATGCGAGTCAATTGCTTTCTTAGCATGTTCTAGAGCATGAACACCAAGTTGATTTGCAGCATCATTAGATAAGTATTCATTGTTTCGTATTCCTCTAGCAAAGCCATCAACAAAGTTCTTTCCAACTTCTTCAATTTTATCGTTTGGTATAGATGCCTTTAAGGAACTCAATGTTGCTTCTCCAAGAGCATTAGCTCCAGATTTAGCTGAAGACTTATACTCTTCTTTTTTAATGGCATCTACAAATCCTTGAACGCCATCAGTAGCAACACTCTTCAAATTAGCACCGAATGTTTTTAATGATGTGGAATCAATGTTCTTAGCATCAGAAACAAATAAAGCAAACGATTTAACCTTGTCTATGCTACTAGTAATATCTTCGGTTTTTAAATTAGATAATTTTGTAACGAAACTTGATAATTTATCAGCAAGATCTGGAAGATTCTTTCCGAAATCTTTCATCTTATCAGCAATACCATCTTTAACTCCAGCTAAAATTTGTCCTAATCCATCTAGTGCTTCTCCAGCAGCTGATACAGATGCTGTTTGACTCTTATCTAATCCTTTTAATTTATCAACAAACCCTTTAAGATTTGTTCCTAAATCTGGTAATGCTTCACCAAAATCTTTTAATGTGTTATCACCACACAATTTAGCCCATAAGCCACCTTCATTAGGAAGATTTTTAGCACAATCGGCTAATGCTGTTATGGCTTTACCAGCACAATCTACTGTATCAATTTGGTCTTTATTAAATACACCAAGATTTTTAACAAATTCTGCCAAATGTGTACCAAGATCTGGAAGATATCCACCGAATTTAGATATAGAATTATCTCCAGCGATTTTAGCCCATAGACCACCTTCATTAGGAATATTAGAAGCGGCTTCTCCTAATGCTTGAATAGCACGTCCAGCACAATCTACTGTACCAACTTGGTCATTACTAAATGTACCTAAGTTCGTAACAAACTCTGCCAAATGCGTTCCAAGCTCTGGTAAATAGCCACCAAAAGTAGCTATAGAATTTTCACCAAGTATTTTACCAGCCCATCCGCCTTCATTAGGAAGCTCATGAGCAGCTTCAGCCATTGCCTTTATTGCTTTTGAAGCACATTCAACAGTTTTAGCCTTTCCATCATCAAATGTTCCCAAATTATCGGCAAATGTAGCCATATATGTACCTAGTGTTCCAAGCTCTTCACCAAATTTTGTTAAAGAGTGACCTCCTGTTATAAATTTAGTTAATGATTCTAATAAGTTTCCAGCAGTCAATATTAATATTGCATCTGCCAAATTCTTTACACAACCGGTCATTTCTGGTGTTAATGTTTTAGCACCAACGATGAATGGTGTAAGATTCATCATGAATTGACTTAATTCTAAACCAAATTTAGCCATTGAACCTTTACCACTCAAGAAATTAGTAATACCATTTATCAATTCTGCAGCACTTAATGCGACTACAGCTAATGATAAGAATCCAACACCTTTAGCTAAACTACCATCTATAGTTTTAGATATTTCTATAAATGGTTGTAAATTTATCATAAACTCTGATAGGTTTGAACCAAGGACTGGTAATAATCCTAACACTTCTGTACCGAAACCAGCAATGAGTGCTCCAACGAAGGAACCAATAGCAGTTCCTATTTGTGTAAGGATAGGTATACCATTAGTTAATAAATCTTGGAGACCTGGTATCTTTTCTTGTAACCAACCTAAAGCAGCACATAGTCCACCAATAGCTAAAACCAATGCTACTAATGATCCTATACCTATTAATGCAGCTGGTCCGCCTAGACCTATAACAGTTAGTACCGCTAATACAGCAGTCATTGAACCTAATAATGTAGCAAATGCTAATACATTAGGCATCATACTACTTGGATTTAGTTTTGCTAATTCTTTCATAAATATTAGCATCATTGGAAGAACAATCAAACTAAATGCAGCAAATACACCTGCTCCAACTAGTAAGCCAGTCATACCAACATTACCAAGTAATGTCATAGCAGCTAAACATACAGTTAATGCTCCTATTAATATAGCTAAAGATAAAGCAGAAGATATTGCCGTACCAGGGTTTAATTGACCCATTGATATTAATATGGCTCCTAACGCAGCAGTTACTAATGTCAACATACCGAGAGTAACAACCATATTTAGCATATCTTTCTTTCGTATCATTTTTGTAGCGGCCATTAATAAAGCAAAGCCACCCATTAAGATAGCTAATGAACCAGCAGACGCTATAGCATTAGATGGATTCAATTGGGCTAATTTAGCAACTATTACAGCTAAAGCTACAACAATTAACAATAAAGCACCCATGGTTGCTAATAAAGATGTTATTTTCTTTTTATTAACAAATTTGCTAGCAGCTATCATAGCAGCAAAGGCTAACATAACACCAGCCATTACACCACCAGCAGCTAGTAATTGATCCTTCTTTATAAATGATAATGCTATTACAGCAACAACTAATACAACAATACCAACAATCAATGTTGTCAAATATTTTATAGTATCTTTTGATGCATTTGCTATTTTTGATACTGCTATCAACCCACCGAATAATGTTTCTAAGATAGCTATTATTCCAACAGCTTTCCAAGTTTCAGCAGTGTTCATCTTACCTAGTAAGAATATAGCACCAGTTAATACCAATATAGCAAAGGCAACTGTTAAACACATTACACCAGCTTGCATAGCATATTTACCACTAAAATGTGATAATGCTATTAACGCACCGATTACTAATCCAACAGCGGTAACTGCTTTAACTGCTTTATTAACTTCAGAAGCATCCATAGCTCCCATTATTTTCATAGCAACAGATATCATTAGTAATGACAACGATACTCTTTGTATCATTCTTCCAGCTTTATCGGCATGTTCTCCACTAAACTTAGAAACAAGTATTAATGACATACAGAATCCAGCGAATGCGGCCATTACTTTAGAACCTTTTCGTATATCACGCTCTTTTAATAAACCAGCTAATTTAACAGTAACAATCATTAATAATAATGAACCAGATACCTTGGTTATTAGTTTAGAAACTTCATCTAAACTCTTCTTTCCAGCTACTTTGTTTATTAAAACCAAAGCGCCTAATAATAGCAAGAATCGTCCAATAAATTTAGTAGCTTTTGCTATTTCGTTTTCTTTTAATTTAGATGATAATTTAACAACGACAACCATTAATAATAATGATACCGCTAAATTACGTATCATCTTACCAAGTTGTTTTATGGCCTTCTCTTGACCTGGTGAATACTTAACATTACCAGCTACCCATATCAATCCGGCTAATGCCAACACACATACGGCCATTCCGGCAGCAGCATGAGCAAATGAATCCCAATCAAATTTAGATAAAGTTTTCATAGCAAGAGAAAGCAATACCATTGCTACAGCTAAACCGATAATACCACTAATAGACATTATTGCTTTGGCAGTTCCTTTTAATGAAGCATCCTTATTTACTTTTGCCATAACTAAAGCTAAAGCTGTAATTAAACCACCAATTAAAACAACTGTTATTCCAGCTTTAATTAAATCGCCTGTTTTAATTTTAGATATAATATATAATGCTCCAGCAATTGCCAATATAGTTAATCCTATGGATTTTATAACATCAGCAGTAGCTTTCTTATTATTAGCCTGTGCATTCATCTTTAACGATTCACCAAAACTTGTCATTAAATTTTTCATTCCAACAAGTGGTGCAGTAAGACCCTTTACAGCGTCATCTGCAAGATTAACAATATTATTCGTAGTTTCTGTAAATTTCTTTACAGCAAGTAATAGTCCAACACCAATAACCCCGGCGAATATTTTTCCGAAATCTATGCCTCTTACAAATTCTGCTATTTTATTTACCATTCCACTAAGAACGGTCATAATACCTTTTGATACACTCTTAACAGTACTAAATATACCATTAAATGCATTAGATGCTCCTTCACCAATGCCTTTAAATCCTTTTAATAAAGCTTGGCTAATGGATGATGTAACATTTGTTAATGATGCAATACTTTGTTTAATACCCATTAACAAACCTTCTATTATAAACTTACCAATACCAAAGAATACTCTAGATGGTGAATGTATACCAAGTATCTCTTTTGCTCTCATTATGAATTTTGTAAACACGATTTTAGCTAAGTTATATAATCTGCCAGCTCCACTAGCAACACCTTTAACAAATCCTTCTATTATATATCTAGCAGGACTATCACTATTCTTAAAATATTCTTTTAATTTATTGAATTTGTCAATTAGCCCACCAAATATAAAACCAAATTTATTATCAGAATTACTTAGATCGCTAAACCAAGATTTAAACGCTCTTTTTACTTCTCGTAATTTGTCTACTATTTTTTCAAGAATAGAAGCTAAGAATTGATTACCTCTTATAAAATCCCAGAGTTTCTTTGCTCCTGTTTTCAACACATCAACAAATATTTTTAATAGTTTTGTTATACCGTCAGTTTGATGTATCCATTCTCTAAAATTATAAATAGCCTTACCGATAGCAGCTGTTATATCTAATATGTTATGGTTTGTAAGGTCAAATTTATCATTCAATTTTCCAAACATTCCACCCAATATATTTAGAGCAGCCTTAAACACACCTGTTATAACATCGACTATAAGACCAAGTATGGAGAATAACCCTTGTAATGTCATTACTATTTTTTCGACATTTGATGTTACCCCGTCAGTATCGTCTATTTCACCAAAGAAATCACGTATGGCTTGTGTAAAATCTCTTAAAGATCTTAACATTCCATACATCTGTACTTCAGATTTTGGAGGAAATACTCTAGACCATGCTTCACCAATTGTACTAAACAATGTTATTAAAGTAGAGCCAATGTTTCTAAACGATTGAATAAGCAAGTCTCGTCCAGTTGTATGTTCCATTTCTTCTACTAATTCATTAATGGATTTTCCCGTTTTCTTAGACTGTTCTTCTAAGTCACGGTACATTTTTATTTCTTCTTTTGTAAGACCCACTGATTCTAATTGTTCATCCGTTAACTTATCTAATATTTTAGTGTTTTCTTTTTGTACTATACCATACTTCTTTTCAGCGGCTGTAACATCATCTATAGTTAATGAATCTACTACTTTCCATCCATTACCGTAACCAGCACGTCTATCTGTCTCATTGACAAGCTCTTGAACTACATCGAAATTCCATCCATCTTCTTCTAACAAACCTTTTCTATATGGTTGATTCTTATAATCTCCACGCCATACTCGACTTACTATATCTTGATATTTCTCTAAACTATTAGATAAATTATCTACTTTCTTAATAGTGCCATTAAGTCCAGAACCATCTATTTTATTTAAGACGTTCATCATTTGTGTAAAAGGATTGTATTCCATTACAGCTTTTAAACGTTCTTCGAAACTCTTTAATGGAGCTACCAACCAATCATATAAAGTATTAGCTAAATCTGTCCATAATCTCTTTTGTTCATTATAATTTCCAAGAATATCTTCAAATATAGACATGAAAGCAGAGCTCATTGCATCTTTTGTTGCATCAATAGCTTCTTTAAATGTTTTTGCTGATTGAGCTGCCATAATAGCAGATATACCAACCTGATTACTTTCATTTGCAAGTTCTCTCATTAATTTTACTTGATCAGCTGTATATACTTTTTGATCTTTTGTTCCTGCTACTATCTTATTTTGAAGATCGTCAACCGTTATGAGACCACTTTTTAATTTGTCAATATCTTCGATAACTTCTGACCATAATAAGTCATCATTATCTTCGGTTATTTTAGCAACTGCTTCAGAAATAACAGAAAATCTACCAAAGGCCTTTTCCATTACTTCAGTATTGGCCCATCCATCTTTCAATGAATCTAAGAAACTACCAACATCTACAGTTCCCTTTTGTAATGTGCCTAACTCTTCTCCAGCTCTTATAATTTCCTGAGTTAATTGTTTAGAATTGGCACCAGCCATTATTACTGATTTCCAGTCAATTGCTTGTAGTGAACCTCTTGAATATGACTGGTTTAAATTATAAATAACTCTACTGAATTCGGCACTACCTTTACCAGCAAAAGCTGTAGCATTGGCTATACCTGTTATCATTGGGATTAATTTCTTAATATCACCACCAGAAGATGTCATTTGTGCTAACGCAGCAGTCATATCAGTAAAACTATAACTTGTTTCATCAGAGAATCTCATTAATCGACTAAGATATGATTCTATCTCTTCAACAGACAAACCAGTAGAATTAACTAAAGTTTGAACAGATTGTAATTTATCATCCATTTTCTTCCAACCTTGTGAGACTTGGTCAAATGTTAAACTTTTAACCATGCTCTTACCAAGATTGACAAATGAATTTGTTAAATTTGCGACCATTGTAGCGCCAGCTATTTCTAACGCTGAAAATCTAACTTTAACTTGATCAGTAGCTTGAGCTAATGATTCCAAACCTTTACTAGATTTCTTAAATTCCAATGATCTATTTAATTGTTCAATACTTTGTAAAGAGGTTTTGACGTTTCGTTCAAAATTCTGATTATTAAACTGTAATGATACTACTTTTTCATCAATTGTTTTACTCATATATTTTACCTCCTTTCTTTTACTTTCTAGTATTATCTATAACTATTTCTGTCCATGCTTTTTCCGCAATCTTTTCAAATATTGGAAGAACGGCAGGGTTTATATAATCACGACCCTCGACCCATCCACCATTACGAGTACCATGGCCATATTGTAAAATTATAGCAATTGGTATACCTTTAACTACATTTGAGTTGTGAAAAGAAAGAGTAACTGATCCTTCTTTTCTCTCAATCTCATAATACCATGAATCTGCAGTTAACCCAGTATCTTTAGGTGTAGCCTGCTTTAGAGCTTCGACACCCTCTCTGCCATATCGGTCGAGATCGCCAATCTTAATTGTTTCTAATGCTCTTTCTAAAAAGCTATTTAATTTAGAGTAATCACCCTTTGTAGTTATCTGTATCATAAAAAATCATACCTAACCTTTCGAATTCATCTTTGCTCTACGAGCAGCATTTAATGAAGCATATTTTCCTGCTACATCTTTTCGGCTCATTTTTTTAGGAGGTGTATTTTTAACATCACAAACTCTAATAAGTGTCAATAATCTATTTAAATGCCATTTCTGACATTCCATTGGTATATTCAAAGATATCATCCAATAATAAATTAATTCTGAAGTGATTATTTCTCTACTAGCTTTAGTTTCTTTAGAAAAAGTTGTAGCTGTCATAGAAGCTCCTATATACTTATTAATTGCTTCTATATTATCAGCACTAAGTGCATTATAAACAGTAGGATTGACATTTTGTGTAATTGTCATACATCTAATATAATCAAGTGTTTCCTCTTGAGTTTTTTGTTCCTTTGATAAAAACGGTTTATTCCATTTGGATTCCCATTTTGATAAAGAAACAAGAGAATGCTCCAATTGCAAATCGCATTCCTTAGATTTTATAAACGTCTCCGTTTTGCTGTCAAACATTTCAACAGCTGGAACATGTATCTTTAGCATTCTCTAGCCCTCCATTATTACTTATTCTCTGTATTTTCTACTTCTACGCTAGTATTAATAGCAGGAACTTCTACATCCAATCTATTAAGCTCTTCTTTAATCTTTTCATCAGAGATATCTATATCTCCAGGAACTATGCCTCTGATAAATTTGGCAGCTTCTACATCATTTGTAGCTAACTCAGTAAATAATTGAGCATAAGCTTCTGTTTGTGTGAATGCATCAGTTAATTCTTTTGATTTTATAAATCTTTTACCATCTGCTGATTTTTCACCATATGATTTTGTGATTATCTCCTTGAATATTTTCATTATACTAGGAGTATCTTGAGCTTTAACGATATTCTTTATCATATCAGCCATACCACCAGGAGTCATCATTTCCATTTCCATTAATTCAGCTTTGTTTAAATTAAAGTAGAAATCCTCATTTCTTTCTACACCATTATAATCTGTATATTTTATAGTTTTCTTTAACATTATATTTTCTCCTTCCCTCTAAAATATAAAGATAGAGGGGTATATTTCAACCCCTCATAATCTCATTAAATTAACCGTTTGATACAGTTAATAATTCAGCAACCTCATTTGGTAAAGGTAATCTAGCCTCTACTGCTGGTTGTGGATTTTCGCCTGTTGTAGCAGCTTTACCATATATAATAGCTTCAAATGCTTTTAAAGCATCTTTTTGAGCTTGTGTAGTAAACTTAGTTGAATCTATTACTAATGATGCTGTTGGTTTACCACCATCTACTTTAACAGGTGTAGTGCTTAATTCCCAAGAGAAAGTAATAGCTTCTGGACTATCATTAATAGTAGCATAAGCCTTCTCAGATGGAGCAGCTAAAGCACCATAAATAAGGTGAATTTTGTATCCATGATCATTAGCATCTACATCGTTACCAATTTTAGTAACATAAGACATACCAAATGTAGAACGTTTTTGTTGTCCTACTGTTACGCCTGGAACAAGTTCCTTTTCACCATTACAAGCAGCAAACTCATCAGGATATGTATAAGCCTCTACTGTAGCACCGAATTCTTCTGTTGATAATAAATTTAGATATTTAATATTATCAGCATATAAAGCAGTTGCTTCTGCACCAGAAGGTGATTCAGTAACACCAGTTAGTCCATTCCAAGCAACACCTTTAGGGTATACTCCATTTTCGGCAGGATAAAGTACACCTTTTTCAACACCAGTCTCGAATAATCTATCACCAGTTTGGTCCCATTTTATGTTGAATGTTTCTTCATTCATCGTATTTTCCTCCTTTAATAATATAATATAATAACGTCATGATTTAATCCATCCGATATATAATGTCTATTATACTCTGCTGTAGGCAATGATAATATTTTATTTATAACATCATTATCGGGATGTTTATCTATAACGATTATTTGATATTGATTCATAAAACGATATGCCTTATTATCGGCTCGTAATGTGTCAATATCATTTTTAGAATATCTTATACAAGGATATTCCATTTTTAAATTTTCAGGTGGTTGATAGTATACGTGATTACTACCAAATAACTCTACTAATTTAGTATGTAGTTGTAACCTAGTCGCCACGATACTCACCTCCAACCGATAATACAATACGTGGGTATTGAAGATCAACAGAAGTTATCTTCCATTTAAAACCATTCAATACCACATATCGCATATTTTGGTAATTCTGTGTGGCATATGGATCAGCAACTATGCTAATACTATTATTTAGTGTAGTTGTACCATTGACAGATTCCATTAAACTGAAATTACTAATATTTCGAACTATGTCACCACGATATGTCTTTTCGACTATGGTTTCTGTCCAAATACCAGGTTCAGTCTCAGCGGTTGTCCAAAAGCCAACTTTTCCACAAAACTTAGCCATTAGAATACCTCCTTATTTTGAATTTAACTAACCTTGAACTTCTGATTCTTGGTTATTATTGTTACTTGATTGTGTTTGAACATTTAATGCAATTGCTGAATAAGGAACAGTTAATGCACCAGACATTCTAGTTTCAATCAAATATTTCATTTGGTTGTAGTCAATGTCGAAGTCATCGAACATGTTTATAGAACCACCTTTATCAGCACCAGCTGTGTAGTCTGCTAAGTTAACAATAATACCGTAAGTATTAGTATAGCTATCTAATTCAGGAACTGTAACTATTTCTTTAACTCTTAGAGCTCTAGCTAAATCTTCTTCAGTATTATAGATTCTACGACCATTTAAATCTTCGATTAACAACATATCAGTAACAACGTCTTCTTTAGTATAGAAAACAGGAGAACCAGATCCTTTGTATTGTTTTCTTGCTCTAATAGCAGCACGAATAATTCCTTTAGCTATAGAATCATTTGCTTTGTTACTATCGTAATCTCTACCGTCATTAACAGAATATTTAATAGTATACATATCGTCATCTGTTAATATAGGTCTAATGTTACCTTCGTTAATCTTATCAGCATCAGAAGGATTTCTTCCATCGCCAAATAGAATAGCTCTAGCTAAATCTTTATCTAGTTGTTTACGCATTTCTCTCTTTTGCCATGCTACTACATCGAAGTCTGTAATATCAACAACGTCATCTCTATCGATTTCATTCTTAATATATACAGTTGTTGGAGTAGTTACACGGTTTAAGATAGCCATTTGGATATCAGTCTTCTTATTACCTTTGATATAACCCTTAGCTCTTGCTTGAGGTTCAGTCATTCTACCAAAAGTAGTTTTAACTCTTGAGAATGGTGTATGTTTAATTCCATTCATAACCTTAGCAACCCATGATCTATCATTTTCGATCATTTTTGGTTCTTTGTATAATTCAGTTGCTTCAGGGAATAATTTATCAATATCAGTAATGTTATTGATAGCAGCATGCTCTAAGAAACTTTCTTTCATAGATCCGTATCTTTTAGCATCTTTGATAGCTTCAGCAATTATTTCAGAATGTGCTAAAGTATCATTCTTTGAATCATTTTCGAACACGTTATGTTTCATTTCTTCATCTTCTCCTTCTTTATTATTCTTATCATCAGAAGCGTCTTCTTTGTCTTCCAATGCTTCGCCAACTATGGCATAAACTGCTTGTTTTTGTTCCTCGTTTAAAGTTTCAAAAACTTCAGCTACTGTTTTACCTTTTTCTTCAGCAGTAGGTTCTGCTTTCTTTTCATCATCCATTTTATTTTCTCCTCCTATGTTATTATTGTCTGAATGCTCAATAGTTTCTCCTGAATTTTCAGAATTATCATTTGATTCATCTGTATTATTTTCTTCAGCAGATTTTTCAGCAACAGCAATAGTTTCATCAGTATAGATAGTTCCTTCTTCTTCATCTTCACCAGATTCAGCACTATGTTGTATAACAGAGTCGATGTATGCACCAGGATTAGCTCCTGCTAATACTAAACTAACTTCTCTTATACAACCATGGACTACATTATTTAACTTGGATACTAATTTATTAGCATATATGGATAGACTTGTTACGTCACCATTTCTTACTAATTCTTTAGCTGTTTGTCCGGCCTCTGTGCTATTGAATTTACAATAAGCATATACACCGTCTTCACGATTTTCAAGTAAAGCATGTCCTAGTACTTCATTTGGATCATTATGCTGATGATTCCAAACTAATGGAACTTTTTGTCCATCGTTGTCTTTAAACGCATCTTTTCTAATTGTTCTACCATCTGAACATTCTATGTCATTTTTGGTAGCCCAACCACTAAAATCGTAATCCATAGTAATTCCTCCCTTCATTAGTTTTCAGGACCTGTATCCTGATTTCCATCAACGTAACCTTCTGGCGGATATTGGCCAATAGCATTTTGAGTTGGAACAGACTCTTTTTCAGGATGATTTAAATTACTATTTATTAATTGATCCGCTTTAGGATCATTTGATGGCTTTATTCCTACAATTTGTCTAATTTCATTAGATGTCATTATTTCATTTCTAGTAAACTTATCTGCTAATTCGGCCAAATTACTAATTGGTACAAGAGTAAATGGATCTCTAAATGCTAATATTGTTTGTCCTTGTGTCCTAGCTGTTTTAGTGAGAAACTTACGTTTAAGTTCATCAGTAATAGCTGACACTATAGGTTCAATAGTACGAGCATAATAATTCAACATTACTTCTTCCTTAGCAGTACCATTTAATATGTCTTGCGTAATACCTAACTGGCCATAAAGCATACTCGTTAAGTATTCTACTTGCTTCATTAAATTGTTTTCTACAGGTCGATTTAATTGAGTTATTTTTTCTGTACCATCTGTATAAGCAATACCATATTTAGATCCAGCCAATTGGCGTTCAATTTCAGCACGACGCTCATTAGCTTGGTTTCTTCTTGCTTCTGATTTAATAACATATGGTAACTGAATTATCAAATCTAATTTACCAGAACTGGTTTGTTCATCTACAAAATCCAATAATGCGAGTTTTCGCATAAGACGTTGTAATGTAGAATTGGGTTCATTCATTACAGCATATAATGGATTTTCTATTATTCCAACCGTTTTCTTTGGAAGAATAATATCTTCTCTGTATCCTTTGGCTTCATTGTAAACACTTACTTTTACTTGAGAAGGATACCATTCAATTATCTTTCCAGCTCTCATAGTAACCACATCAAATGCTCCAGATATGGAAGGATTAGTTGTTGTATCTACTGGTACTATGGCCACACAGCCATCATCAAACATTGACATAACAACATCTTGTATAAAAGCTCTTGATGTTTGATCTAAATTAGCTTCTAATGTAAGACAATCATTAAGATGACTTGGAACTTCTTCTTTAAATCGTCCCTCATCATTTGTTTTACAATGTTTGATATCAATGGTAGCAACATCTAAAGCTATTCTGTTTAATACAGATGTAACTATAGAACGTTCATTACCTCTTGATAATTTAATCCTATCCGGTCTATAATATGAACCGTTAGTGTTATATGAAGTAGAAGGATCTTGATTAAAGAATGCATTCCAAGCACTTTTAATTCTTGACCTTATGGATATTTCCATATTTAATCCTCCTTATCTCTAATCTGCTTCAGCATATCTCATTATAAATCCCTTACCAGCTTGTATTTTACCGGAAGATATCGCCTTTATAGTATTGTTATATACTGAAATCATTTTTTCATTTTTTTCTATAGCAATTTGAGCCTTCAATGCGGAACTACGCGCTCTATCAGATTGTAATTGATATTTGTTAAATTTTATATGTTTTTGAGCTTTATTTATTTTATCTTGGGCTTTTTGTGCTTTTAGTGTATATTTAGCAATTTTTTCCTGATTTGGTTGCCCAAATAATTTATTTTGCTCCCTATAAATTTTAGCATCATATCTGGCTTTCTTGGCAGAAGCCTTTGCTAAACGGTCATGATAACGTGCTTGCTTCGATTGAAATTTAGTTGATTTAATAGCATAATCTCTAGATATATCATTGAGTCTATTAATATCGGACTTCAAATCACTGTTTTTACTTTTTAATGAATTAATCTTATTCTTAAGCTGATCAGGGGATCTTCTAAAACCCCATTTCATACCAAGAATACCATAATGGTATAATTCATCAGTATTTTGATATTTCCACATTATTCGAATGCCTCCCTATTATTTTTATAAGCAACATATGCATCCATCATAGCGGCAACAGAGTCAATCTTTTGATCGTATCTCTTTTTATATAATTTTCTATTACCATTAGTATCTTCTAATGTAATAGCGTTACCCATTGTGAATGTCATAATTTCTTCATCAAATAACAATAATCTGTCCTCGGCCATTTTCTTTAATTCACCAAGTGGAACAGATTCTGTTTTAGCTCCTTGAATTACTTTTTCTATACCGAATGGTCCATTTTCTTTCTCCCATCGGTCTACGAAATCTTTAGCATTATATGGGTCGAACCCAAAGCATCTGATATCGTAGTCACTATCGACTATATGTTGATCTAAATCTTCATATACTTGCATCATATCTAAAACAGTTCCAGGCATAACTATAAGACTTCCTTCTTTTATAAAATCATCATATTTAATTCTCATAGCTGGTTGAAGTTTCATTAAAGTTCTCTCAGATATATAATTTCTAGCTTTTACTCCGAAAGCCCCACCTTTAATAGGAAACAAAAAGGTAAAAGCACAAAAGTCATCACCTTGCGATAAATCGGCTCCCAATGCACAAGGCATTCCCCAATAATCTCTATGCTTATGTGGTAATGTTTCTTCATAAGTAAAGAAATAAGTATAACCTTCCATTGGTAATCCAAATCTTTTTGCCAAGATATCGTTTCTTGTAGCTGGAGCTTTTTCTGCTCTTTCTACATCCAATTGATATGTCTCATAAGAAACGGTTTTTCCTAAATTAGGATTAGCCTTTATCCACATATCAGGATTAGCAACTTCGTCTATACTATCGAGCTTATACCACCATATAGAAACATGAGGGTTTATATATTCTCCTTTTAGTATATCCATTAGCTCCATTTTGATAGTGTCACCCGGACCGTTACGCACTGTACCCTCAGAACTTACGGCTACTATTAAATAGTCTTCATTCTTTGATGCACCTTGCTCCAAAGCTCCTATGACATCTTCTCGAATATCGCCAGATAACCATTCGTCAACAGTATTGATTCTACTATTTAAACCTTGCAACTTATCTATAGACATTGGTCTTATTTCTAGCAAAGATCCAGTAAGGAAATTTTCGATACCCTTCTTTGTAGATGCCAACTTTACTCTATTCGATTTAGGACCTGTTGTGTTATTAATAGATCCTTCTGTAAGGAATTGAAATAATGGACCTTTGGCTCTTGTTATGGAAGTCCTTATTGGTGCTAATACTTCTTCCGCTTGTTTCATTGTCGGCGCTGTATGCACTTGATGTGTTGTAGATGTGTCAACATTCAAATAATAACTTTGAATATATGATTGGTATTGAGATTTAGCAGCACCTCTCGATATAATAAGGTACTGTTTGTTTATTAATCTTTTTCTTATTCTTCTTTTGGCATAATGTCCACCATGTCCGTCAGTGGAAGGTATATATACACTTCTTTCGACGAAATAGTACCAGCCAAATAATTGCTCCGCCCATAGTTTAAAACTATCTAGTAATACTAGGTCCCCGCCATCTGCTAACGTCAGCTCATTTTCGCAGTATCGGATAAAGCCTTCTACAGCATCCTCATCATACCATATTCCAGGATTACGAATCAAAGAATCAATTCGATTCATCTCCATTGATACGTTTTCACATACAGGAACTTCACCATTAATAACTCTTTGGCGAAATTCACCATAGTATTTTGGGATTGCCACATTAGAGAGACTCATCTTAATTTAAACCATTTTTCTTTTTATAATTTTCAATTGCTTCCCCAAACTGTTTACTATAAGCACCTACTATTTTGTTTCCATTATCTCTTAAAAACGATTCTAATACTTGTTCACTAGCATTAAGTGATGCTTTCTTTATAACGCTATTTCCAACTTCTCTAAGAATCTTTTTTGTTCCAGCTTCATGATATTGCTGTAACTCTTTTAACTGCTTTTCTTGTTGTAACCTGGAATTTCTATCAAATAATTCTTTATCAGATAGTGCTTTAATTTCTTTAACAGATAATGGATTGTTTTTAGTACGGAATTTAGTAGATTTGGGGTCTTTTGAAGCGGTGTCTTTTTTTCTATAGTCTATACCATATTTCTTATATAAAAGTTCCTTGGCTTTATTTATTTTTGCTTCTTCATTCGCTTTTAATTTCTTATTATGCGCTTCTATCTTTGCTTGCTGTGCAAGTTTTCTTATTTTATCTTTCGTTGCTTGTTTGACTTTTTTATCAGCCAAATATCTTTTATAAGTTTTAGTAGAGGTTATATAGTTTTTAGCCTTGGCAAACAAATGTTGTCCCCACTTCATTCCAAGGACACCATAATGGTATAATTCTTCATTATTATCTTTCATATATACCTCCTTTATGATTCTTCTACCTGTATATTTAATCTCCATTCTAATTCTCTTATTTGTTCTTTCAAAGCTTCCATAACAGAACTATTTAATGGTGGATCAAATATAAGCTTTACTTTTAGGTAGATATATGATTTAACTGCATCTAAGTCATCAGAATCTTTTAGATAAGAATCCCACTTAGTAGTAGCATCCGTTATTCTAAAAGTCTTATCATGAAGGCCTAATTGACCTAAAATCATAAAAACAGAATTAATATTAATAATTAATTCAGCATCGAAATCGTTATTACTTTCTTCAATATTTAATAATTTCTTAATTGAATTTAATATGCTATCCGTCATTTCGCCCACCTCTATAATAATTCTATGAATTCTTTCATACAATATCCTTTATCGCCATTGTATGAAATTCTATAGAAAACTTCATCCGAATCATCTAATATACTAACAACATTATCCTTAACGATAACAAAAATTATATCAGCATCTTTGTTAGCAGCTGATCTAACATTTAATTTACCGCAAGAAACTTTTCCTTCTTTTGTGATAATCTCTTCAATGTCAGATTCATCTGTAGGTTCATTTATTGTTTCATCAACAGGTTCATCTAATGATGGTTCATCAACAGGTTCATCTGTAGGTTCGTTTATTGTTTCATCTACTGATGGTTCGTTATTAGTATCAATTACATTATTAACGGTATCGTTTGTTTCATCAGCGGTATTTTCTATAGTTTCTAAATTTTCATTAGTAACTATTTCCTCTTGTTCCACTGATTCGTTAATTCTAACTTTATGTTTCATATTATTCCTCCTTTAATGTCTCCATGGACATGTATCATTTTTCTTACGCTCTACATATGTAGATGTTTTTATTAAATCTATATTTCCATAGTGGATAGCATTGTGTGTTCTATCGGTGGTTGTTATTAGATATTCCGGATTTAATAGGTATTCAGTTTTATCTATTATATCATTTTTCGAAATTGGATTTAAATGATGTATTAATATTCGTTCACCGATTATTTCATGATCTAATGAACCTAAATCACATCCATGGTCTCTTGTAATAATATAATTTCTTAAATTAATCCATTCTTTAGACTTATAAAACTTTTGATTAAGATATCTATCAAAACCGAAAGTTTCTTCTGATACCGTTCCATCTAATTTTAGATATTCATATCTTTCTTCGAATGTTTTTAATTTAGAGAGTTCTGAATATGTTCTTACTTTATAGGTCTTCATCTGTAATTACCTCTGAATCACTTGAACCCATACCACCATATTCTCTCATTGCCGAAATAGCTTTTGCATATAACTCTTCAACTCTCTTAGCAGATTTCAATGCTTCTGTTTTTGCAGATATTAATTCTTTTTGCTCCTTTAATATCTCTTTTTCTATCTTCTCTTTTGATGATCCTAATTTTAAATAATGTGTAATAACTTGGGACGATGCAGTTCCATCCCTTAATTGTTGTTCAGCTAATTCTGTAGCAAGAAATATTAGCTGATCTTCTCTCGCCTCAGGAGTTAAAGCTGGGCGAAGTTTCTTTGCTTTATTATCGGAATTGCTACTCTTAACTTTCACCACACTTATCACTCCTTTCGTGTTAGCTTTATTATATTTTTAGGTAGTTAATAACACATTAGATAGCTTTTGTGGTAACTTATAAGCGACTTATAGGGTCTTTTTAATCAGCGGGAAAGGAGCAATATTAACAGCTGACTTTAGGTTTTAGTTTTTGGAGTGAACTGCAGGTATCCATAATACCTATTCTTATAAGTCACCACAAAAACCATCTAAGGTCACACCTAAAAAATCCCTCCGGGGAAATTTCAAAG